AGACGCCATACGAGATCATAGCCGGTGACTGGAGTTCAGACGTGTGCTCTTCCGATCTGGCCCTTCTATGCCCACGGTTAACAGTAACTCAGAAAGCTCAAAGCTTGCCCCATAGTCTGATGCGGCTTCCATGTCCTCAAATCTAAAGGAAATTGCCTGGCATTTGGCCCCGATTCCAAAGCGCTCCTGATATACGACCGATGATAGCCCAACGAGGCCACCATATGAGCCGTCGCCCGGGCCCCCATAATTGCCCCCGCCATAAGTCGATGGCGAAAAGACCGCGTTGACATTGGCGTCGAAGGGTTGCGAGTAAGCATCCTCATAGTCCAGACGATATCGCATCCGTAGCGTATGTTTGCTTTTCCAGGCGCCGAGCACCTGAGCCTCGAATACCTTTTGCCAGCCCTGCATATGTTGCGGGCCATGGAGCCAGGCGGTTTCGATGAGCATCGGCACATGAGCTCCGCCATCGTTAAATTGGCCGATGGTCTCTTGAAACACGCGGCCATCGGTTCGCAGATAGGTGAACACATTGTTGACCACAGTCGCATCTAGGCCCAGGTGATTTGTGAATGTGGACCATTGGTCACGGTCGTAATCCCAAAGAAGCGTGCGGCCCGCATTCGTCAGGAAAACGACAAAGGGTCGATCTGGTATGAGGACCGCCCGGGTAATGGTTTGGTCTTTGTATGCATAGACCGGATCTCCAATACGTCGGACATGTAGATCGCGACCGATCAGATACATGCCCTTGCTGGTCTGAAATACGAGACCCGCCGGAGTCTGAGCAATCGTCGATGGGCTCGATGCCCCGACATCTGAAGTTAAAAGTTGAGGCGGAGTAAACGCTGTGTTTGTATTGAGTCCGCCGTCGGCCGCTGGACCGGGGCCGCCGAAGGCATAGACAGCCGTCTGCTTGAACACGATGACGTTGTCATCCATCACCGCGAGGCCGACGATGTTCCCGCCATAGGGGTCGACGCGTATCCGTAAGGACGCCGCGAGCTCGGCGGCTGTCTCATCTCGCAATGCTTGGCTAAAGAGCACGAGATTATGATCTACCGGGTCAGTCCAGAACAACCTGGTCTTGCCCACGGCGATCGTATCCCCGCTGGACATTGGCGGGGCATTGGGAAGGATGCCGCCATTTGTGTATAGGGGCTCAAGCGTGGCCGCGACCGTATCAGCCATGACGTCCGTAAAGTTGATAGCATCGATAGTCGGGTCATTGAGTACATAACCGTTATTCCCAACCGCAGTGGGATCAACCGAACTGACACGAAAGAGCGGAATCGTGGCGAGCGTTCCGGTTGCGTTACCAAGCGAACGAAACACGCCGATGCGGACGCGTTTTTTGCTAGTAAGGCGAAGGGTCGGGATGCTGATGGTTACAGTGCCATTGCCACCGGCGAGGGTGATTTTCTGAAGAATGCTCGGGGAGCCCGGATGTAGCTCACCCTGCCCGTCGATCTCCTCATAAAGTGCAATATATGAATACGTCTGGAGAGGCGTAAGCCCACCCCCGGCCCCCTGGCCAATGGTCAGCATGCCTGAGTTCGTGTCGGGAGCCGTGTGAAAGTCAGCTTCGGCCCAACGGTCACCGTCATAATGCTGGATGAGCGCTCCGGCAAGATAGAGCCCACGGCCCAGCTCCACGCTCTGATAGCTATCGGTGTGTGCATGGTCAATGGTCGCTAGCTGGATGCCCTGTTCGCCGAACTGAGTTCCGCTGGTACCGGCCAGCTGGATTCGGTAGCCCAGCGGAATTTGATGCTGACGACCGGTCGAAATCGAACCGCTGCCATTTTTGACTAGATTGATGGCGTAGGCATTCGGTAAGTGCTGTCGTGGCAGCGGTTGGCCGGGTGTCAGACCAGGGAATAACCGCGCCTGTGCCCTGCCAGAACCAGAGAGCTGGATGACGACAACGTAGGGAAAAAACAGGACAGCGTAGGAAACGGCGCAATAGACATCGCCGTTATCAAAGTAGGCCCGGCTGGCGAGATTGTGGCCGCGGATAAGACTTAGCGGGCCAGGAGCGCCTATGCCATTAAGGGTCGAAAACCTAATGATATTGAGATCCGGACCTACCCCCGCTTCTTCGGCGGCCCACCATGAATTCCATCCTCCGTTGACCAGATCTTGGGAACCATATTCCACCGCGATGCGAACACGGGTCGGCCCAATAGGACCGAGCGTTATGATGCCTGGGCTAAAAAACGTCAGGGGATTGACGAATGTCTGGCGTAGGGTTGTTCCACCGGCCCATAGAACTTGCGCATCTAGATTGGTAATCGCCTTGCTTACGTTAATCGCGCAGGCAATCGGCCCCGTCGTGTCAGTGCCAGCGATTGGCGAAGTAGGACCCGGAAGCCCCTGCGGCGGCCCACCAAATCCACCGGCCGGAATGACGTAACCAATACGGAATTGCGTTGGCGAAACAACCCACGCGATCAATGCAGGGGCGAAGGCAGCACTCACCAGGTTATAGGTGGGAACGGCATCATAGGCGGGGTTGGCCGCATTGAGATCGTTCGTGAGCGTGTACTGAGTAGGCGTCGCCGCCGGATTGGCCGGATTGATGATGGCCCCGATGATACTCGTGCCATTCGCCCATAGCACATGCAGCACACCGCCAATAGCCAGGCATCGCGGGCGTTGAGCGCCTGCCCCAGCATCTAGCTGCACCTGAGGCAGAAGGATCCGGTTGGTAGCCGCCTCGACGACCGAGCACCAAACACCGCCGCGGCTATCTTCCCAGGCCACAACCGTAATGTTTGCGTTGGTGGCAGCGTCGGGTTGCGTTTGTTTAGTACCGGTGCGTGCGATATGTGAACTCGCTACGACGACGCTCGAGACCGGAGAGGATTGCTGCCAGGTATTGCTCGAGGGGCGATAGCTAAGGGCAAGGGCATTCGCGAACAGGATGAGCTCGCTGCCCCGTTTCGCCAAACCTTGCGCATTTGTGTACGGGAGCGCCTGGCCATCAACCTGCGTCGACAGCGCGTTGTAACCGTTGCGCTTCGAAAGCGTCGCCTCTTTCGTGAACACGCAATTCTGAAGATCGAGCAGTTTGCCACGCAGGACCTGTTTAGCATCGGTCTTGGTATCGACGCCCTGCGCAAAGAGTACCGCTAGTGGTTCTTTGGCGAGTGGCATGATTACCTGGTGTAGTTGACCTCGACCTCGAAGAGCACATCACCAGCCGCACCCCCACCAATGAAGGAAATCTGATAGGCCTCGCCAACAATGGCAACGTAACTCAGCCCAGCCTGACCCATGGTGATAAAGCCTGGGTTGTTGGCGGTATTTGTTTGGATAAGCCCGATGACTGATATGGCCCCGGTGGATCCCTTCACCTTATTCAGTTGCGCCGTGATGAGATTGGCGCCATTTGTGGTCTTGTTGACAAAGAGCGTCCATCCAGTAATCGTGACGCCGGCCTCAATCGGAATCGTGTAGCCGATAGGGTTCGTGTCAGTCGATATTGTGATCGACATCGTCCCGGGTACGACAGTAGCTGCACCGCCGACCGTCGTTCGGGCTGCCATCGGCGGGACAATCAGCGTACGAGGCCCGGCTGAAAAAACCGAGCCTCCAGCCGTGAGTTGCACATTCTGCCCGACAGAGTTGCGGAAGTAGAGCTCGCGGTCAGCGCTGTTGACGAAGAGCGCCGAGGAGTACGAGGCCACTGACGCCGCCGCCTGTGGCGTGAATACACTGGCCTTCTGATTGAAGGGAGAGTTGCCACCAAAGCTCAGATCGGCGTTGATGTTCAGCCCCAGAGATGGGACTTGGACACCGAGGCCAGCCGTATGGTTATGCACATCGATTTGCGAGAAGACCTGATCGAGGATGACGTTCCAAACATTATTAGAACCGCCGTCAACGGGTAGGACTAGGTTCATGTTCGGCGTAGTTCCCATTAGTAAAACTCCACCGTGCAGTTAGATTGCGCTCCCGCGCCGATCACGGTCAGGGTTGCCTGCTTATCGTCTGCTGAGGTTAATGCCCAATCAAAGCCAGCGTCGGTTGTTGTGTGGGTGACATTGCATCCCAATGGCTTCCGTCCGAGGCCATGGTTAATCGTATTCGCACCCACCAAGAGATTGATACCGGTACGCACAACACGCGGCGCCTGTACGATACCTTCGATACGACCAATGGCATCGGACACCCGATTATGCGCCGATCCAATGGTTATGGGGTCATCGCTGGAAATGGTGCGTTTAACCATGTTCCCGATGTTGCGCGGTGGCTTTCTAGCGATATCGGCCATCCCACTCACCAGAACCAATTTTGATCATCGTCCAGATCTAGGCCATATCCTGGACCCGCAGCCGACAAATAGAAGGGCTCGCCGGCATCGCGCCCATCCGATGATTGCTGGACGCGCTTAACCAGCCGAGCTATCTCACGCTCGATGTGATCAGTGGGCAAGTCCTGTCGAATCCGCGCTCGGTACAGGGCAAACTGGATTACCAGCTCCTCATAAGAGTTGATGAAATCCATCGAGTCCGTATCCTGAACGAGCCGCGTCCAAGTGGGGATATAGAACATCCGCAGCGTATCCGCCGATTGTGGTACAGGAGCGAGGACCAAGTAGATGCCCTGCAGACGATACCGGAAGCCCTTTGCGACTAGGCCCCACTGCGAATAGAGATGCTGCGCGTCGACGTCGTGTGGAAACAGCCGCTTCCAGCGATTGGAGGAGTCCGTAGAAACACCAGAGCCACTCATCAGAATCTCGAGTTTGCGCAGCTTGTAGAAGTTGTCGCCAGCGGCTACCAACCCAGCGATCCCGTTACCGCCGGGGCCACCCTGTGTATCCAGCTGATAGCTATCTTGTCCGGTCTGTAATAGAAATGTTGGCGACAACTTCGTATAGTAGTCCGCCCATTTCTGGACAATGAGATCATAGTACTCGGCCACGCCCTCATTGATCCATTCGTTCAACATGGAATAATCGGGCAGTCCCGTTATCAGATCTAACGGGACGATGTCACGTGACCTCTCATATTGACCCCTGGCGAGTACGGAGGTTCTGAGCTGAGCAAGGGTTCGGAAGTTAGGCAGATTATCCTCCCGCGCCGGCTGTCCTAGTTACGCTGTCATGGGCACGAACATCAATCACCAATAGATCTGGCGTACCACCCCCCAATAGATCGACGGCCGCACCACCGGCCGCGAACGTTCGGACATTGATTACACGAGTCTTGGGATTCCAGTTGGCCACCTGTCCCCATACACCGGCTGCCCCGAATACATCAACGTGCATCGTTGCATATGCCGGAACCAAAAAGCTCAGATCCACGGTGATCGCGTAGGTTCCTACACCGGAACGCGTGGGCGCTTCAGCGGCGACCCTGGATAGCGCATTCGCGGCCACTGGAAAATCCGGCGTAGCGCCATCGGCGAATGGATATGCCACGCCCGCAGGCGCGACCGGAGGAGCTGCGCCCGCTCCCAGAACGGCGACCTTGTAGTCCTGGTTCCCGGATGGCCAGCTTAATGTGGGGAATCCACCATGCCCCTTCATTAGATCCTCCGGCAGAACACCGTGACGTTGCAGGTCATTACACCGGCAGCGCGGGTAGCGGTGATCGAGAACGTGCCGCCAGCGGCGATTTGGTTATTGGCGACGTTGATGGTGGCAGGCCTGGTGAGAGTCTGGTCAACAGCGGTTGCCATGGCGTCAGAGATGGCGTTGACACCAGCGGCCGCCCCGAACACCTGAATGGTGTTACCGGCACCGGCTCCCTGTTTGCGACAGAGGACGTCGTAGATCTCGATGGCGTCGCGAGTGACAAAGTTGTAGGTCGCTGTCGCGGCATCCGGGATGAGGATATCGAATTGCATCGCCCCGGTCGGATCATTGGTCGCCGGAGGGGCGGCGGCTGGAATCCCGGTGGCCGCACCAGCCGCTGTGCTGACACCCTGAAGTGCCTGGATGGCCATCGTAAAAAAGGCGTTGGCCGCATCGGGAACAAGCTGCGCCTTTCCAGACAGAGCCTGCTGTTTGAACATGTTTGGTTCTACGGTCATGGCTTCTCCTTAGGCTCGCTGTCCATTGCTGTTCCAGCCCGGAGCCTTGCAGCTGATATTCCAATATTCACCGACGCGGGCTTCATATGCGTCGGCATTTTCCGAGACTTTGATGATGGAACCCGCCCGCTTTTGCAGGAAGTTCGGCGCCGGCCCAGCGCTAAATAGTACAAACGTATCCAGTTGCAAGAGCCAGGTACGGAGCACCTGACATGTACGGTCGCTGAAGATGGTGATCTCATGGCCCTCGAGGTTGACTTGCCAACCCTTGTAGCCGATCTCGGCCTCGAGTCCGCCATACTCCTGACCTTTGATGATGACCCATTTGCCCTCGAGTTGTTTGCTCAAGGAGCCAAGAGCCCGCGGATTCAGGAAGGCGACATCGGGCTCCGCACCCATATTATCGAGCTCGACCGTCTGATCGATGAGGAGTTCGTGTACGGGGCGGCCGTCGGTTCCGTCCACGCGAACGCCGCCGAGCATCTCGGGCTCAAATGAGCGGTCCTGCGTGAAGAATAGGGAAGCGGCCGCCGGGTCGGTATCTGGGATCCAATCCTTCAATCCCGAGGCCGCGGCGCCGTAGTCGCCGGCCATGAAGATAAAGTCATTATTGGCCGCCGCTGCAATACCAGCGGAAATGTTTGCAGTAAAAGTGATGGTGCCGGCTCGACGCTGAACCGATGCTACTGTGAGCGAGCCCGCTCTAATACCAGCACCAGCGCCATCATCGGAGGCCAGGTTAATCACGTCGCCCTTCTTGACCTGCCAGACACCCGAAGCATCATCGAGCGTCATCACTGTCGTAGCGAACGAGGTATTCGTCATCCTCGCGATGCTTCCGCCGCCGGTACGGAAGAATCGGAAGTTCATGTAGTTGCCCTCGGCCTCGATGGCGCGATCGAATTCATCGAACGCCGGCTCGAAAGCATCCAGATCTCCATCTGCTGTTGCTTCGATCGTCTCGTTATCGACCTTGGCCAACCGGTAGTGCTTTTTGCGCGTGACCTGGAACCCGCCATAATCAGAGTTGTTGTTCGAGGCAGCAAGCGCCGTTGGGAAGTCCGAGGAACCGCCACCGGGTAACCCGAACTGGATTGGCTGGAACCAATATTTACCGCCACCTTGGCCGGAGGGTTTGCGGTTACGTTTGGAGAGAAGACCAATGGCCTTGTTTTTTTGAAAGGCCATGTTCGCGACCGGACCCGGCGCATAATGCACCTTGATCATCGGGTCGAAGTTCGACAGGTTTAGAGACATCGCAGGATCCTTTTCCGAGAAGGATAAATCCTGCGCTTACGAGCTGGCCGGCTGACTAGTCCGGCGTGAACGCCTTGCGGAACATCCGCTTGGTGCTCTCTCGGTGCTTCTCGGCCCAGTTACGCGGATTACCGTTATGGTCGGTCTGCTTGGGTGCCGGCGGTGGTTCTGGCGGCTCGCTCGTCCTGACCTGCGATGCCTGTTGCGTGGTCTTGCCTGATGGGCGTGGCGGCTGCCCGTTGGTTCCCCGGCGGGGAAGCCTATCGAGCAGGTGGCGCCGCTTCTCGTTGTAATCGGCGCCATATGAAGAGAGGTAGTCGTTGGCACGCTGTGCTGCCTGTTGCCAGGTGATTGTCGATCCGTCCTTTTGGAACTGCGCTTGAGCGACCTCAAGGATCACTCCAGCCGGATCGTCCTCGGCCCGGAGCCAGGGATATGCGTTCACGTGCTCGGGCTTTTCGAGCTCCTTGGTAAGGGCCATGTGGAACTGAGATCGCTCCGATTGCTGCTGTGCCTCGAGCCGTTTTCGTTCGATGGCCGCTTCGCGATCTGCTCGCCGGCGACGGTCGATCTGTACAGCCCTAAGCGCACGCTTTGCATCGATCTTATTCCTAAGTTCAGACGGTAAATGAACTTCAAGCACTTGTCCAGAGAGGTCGGATATTAGGTCGGCGACCTCGTCCTTCCATTCCTCGTCTGTGGATATCAATCCATGTTGCTTAAGTAAGTCCCGGAGCGCCTCTACCGGTTTGCCGTCGCCATACCGTTCTGCAAATGAAGCCGAGGACTTGGCCTCTCTCTCGGAGAGCGCTTTCTCTCGATTGTCAAGTTCGGCACCGCGGGCCATGAGTTGTTCCCGCAGTTTGGTAACCTCAGGATCTAACGATGGCGCCGGTGGGGCCATGACCTGTTGAGCTTGGGCGGTATCGCCAACCGACTTGGTCCGCTTGTCTCCAGGCGCTGGTCGCTCGCCTTCATCGTATTGGACTTGGTCCTCCTCGGTCTCGCCGCTACCCATTTGGCGTTTCACGTCATCGGCGGCCTTCTTGAGAAGATCCCGAACCTCCTTACTCACCGGATGCCGACCGGCCCCTACCTTACCGCGGGCGACCTCCGATGCGCCTACCCTGGCCTCGGCCTCTGCCTCGGGATCATAATCACCATCATCATCGGCTGGGGCCGCCGGGGACTCTGGTGTTACCTCGGCCTCCTGCTCTCCGGAGATGGCGGGCTCGTCATCGTCGTCGCTCATGGCGCCCATATCCTACTGGCGGGCTCATCGCCCTTATGATCTAGCTCGGCACGAAGGCTCGCATAGAGCCTGCGTTGACTCTCGAGATCTCGCTGTAGCTGGCGATGCTCCTCGAGAAGCATGAAATAACGATGGGAGATATTTTCAAGTTCAGCCTGTTCCTCGACGGTCATTGTGGCCCTATCGGGGGCATGCCTGGCGGAATCATCGGCGGACCAGCGGCCCCGTTCGTTGGTCCTGCGCCCGGAATTGCACCCGGTGGCAACGTGGCGGCATTGGGCGACGGACCCATTTGTGCCGATTGCATGCCCGGAAGCGATGGTTGCGCGGTCATTTGATCTTGTAGGTCTTTGACATACTTAATCACCTGATCAAATCGCTCGATGACTTCCGGATCATGTTCTTGGACTCGAAGGGCCTGCGCCTCTTCGAGCTCGCCTTGTGCCATAAGTTTGAAAAGTGCAAGGTTTGAGTACTCAGACGGTAGGCAATTCTGAAGCGGAACGCCGGTATCGCCAATGTCTTCGATCATGCGTTCGATGTTGTGAATCGCCCCAAGCATCGGTCGATTCATGCGTTGGATGTCTGGCTCATCGAATAGCGCCGCAGTCATGGTTGGATCCGGAATGAGTCCGCCCTTGGCAAGCTCTGCCACAAACGATAAACGTCCAGCTCGAGAGTCTGGCAGGAAATTGATGGGTTCGAGCGTGAGCGAATATCCACCCTCGTCGATTTCGAGCTTGTCCCATTCGATTTCCCGAATCCATGCGGCTAGATCGTCCATGGTAACTGGATGGCCACCGGGCCATTCGGGGAGCTTGTCGATCTCGCCCCTCTTGGCCTCTTCGTAAAGCTCCTTGGCTCGGTCGATCTGGACTCGCCCGAGCTCGCAACGACTGGAGCCATACCCGAGTTCCACATGAGCAAATCGGTCGCTCTGGATATCGTCCATCGTGTCGATGGCTCGGCCGCTCGCATTCGAGCCCAGTGTATTCTTGGCGTGGGCTGCCATTTCGCTGACACCAGAGATTTTATACATCTGGTCGATAATCATCAGGATGAGCTTGAAGCTCTGTTCGCTAATGGGGTTGGGCGCCACATAATGCGGCTCGACACCATCGTATTCGATGACCGCTGGATGCTTTGCTCGTAGGTGGTTCTTGATGATATTGCTACCGCGCTGAACAAAGATTTTGAGCATTGACCCGTAATACGATGCCTCCTGCATGTCGCGGGCGAGGTCGTTTACCTTCATCTGCATGCCGGCGAGTTGCTGAACAAGACCCCGGCCACGCCAGCCACGGAACGGGGGGCTCCAGAAACAGCGCGGCCAAGGAAACCGAGGATAGCGCCAGAACTTGCGCATGAGAACAGTACCGCGGATGCAAACGATCTCCTGGCCATCTGGCGCACCCGGCGAGCTCGGCAAGTGAATAGCGTGAGCGACCTCGACATGGTCGGCGAAAGTCGGCCCCTGGTAGACGTACATCATCCAAGGGTCAGAGCGATTGAACGCAGGCGCCGTGCGGATTTCTTCCTCGGCCCACGGATACCTCGCAATGAGTAACTCGCGAGCGACCGGGTGCGTATGAGAGACCGAGCGGACCTCGTTATAGTAGGCCTCGCGTGGATCAAACACGAACTCATAGATCGGGGCACGACCAATGGTCACGTCACCATTGTCGCGGTCACAGTTCCAAATCCCAGTACCGCGAACACAGAAATCGCGAATTACCTGTGGCGACGCTGCCTCGATAGCGCTCGACCCCATACGCACTCGAAGCGACCGACTACATCGCTTGGCAAAAAGTTTCGAGGTCCAGCTAGCATCCACAGCTGAGATAACAGGCATCGGTCGTCGTTTGCACAATCGAGCAGCGGCTGTGTCCACGATGGACATGAGCACATTGAGATTAGCCGGAGCTTGCCGAGGAAATCGGACACCGCCGTATCCATACACACCTGCGGTTCCATCGAATCCGAGCCCGAGCGGTTCGTCTGCGTAGATAGCCTCATGGATTAGGTCCTGGATACCATCGACGGCCCAGCGCAATCGAAGTCGCTCGATCCAAAGCCAAAGCCGGCCGGCCGCGGTGTCGCTATCTTCGGCGCTCCACCATCGAACTGCGCTTACGCCGTGGCCATAGCTCTGATCTGTATCGGCGTCAGCAAATGTCCGGTTCCAAGTATCGGCATCCTTCTCGGCCTCGGACCTACGCTTGACGTTAAACTTGCGCTTCTTGGCCATGCCATCAACACGCTACCGCTAGCGGTTGGGTCTTGCCAATACCCTAAGCGTCATCCTCATCTTCGTAAGTCCCCATATCGCCCTGCGGCGTCGCTGGCTCGTGCATAGCGGCTAATCGCTGGGATGCTTCTTTGAGCAAGTCTCCGCCGTAGCGCTGGTAAGCGTCCTGCTCAGGCGACGAGGATGTAACGTTGGCCCTACGCTCGGCCATTTTCTCACCAATTTGCATATCCTGAGCGAGCACGGTCACGTTGCCGATGGAGACCTGCGAAAGCACGATGCGCTCCTTGCGAGCCCATAGCAGCAAGTCCTTGAGTGCAGCCAAATCGGTGACCTCGGTCCTCATCAATGCACTCTACTACTATTCCAAGCCTGATCTTCGGTGAACTCATCCTCGAGGTCGATTTCTTCTTGAGCAATCACATCAGCTGGTCTCGGTCGTTCCTTGCTGGCTTCGGGTTGCATCCGATACTGGTAACTGCGTCGATGGCCATAGAGCGCGGCGTCACAAACGTCGTTCGGCATTGTCGGGTCTTCGACCATTCGGCCTGAGCCATCCACGAGCGTGGACCACTGCAACTCGCGCATTTCCTCGAGTAGCGGCGAGCCAGTGCGGAACTTGACATGGCCGCGAAGGATGTCGGCATTGAGGGTTTGGATCGCCGTGAGCTTGTGTTGCTTCTCGGCCTCAGCGATAGGCAATCGATAGCGGTCGACCCATTCCTTCGACCAGCCCTTCACCACCTGCTTTCCGATCCCGCCGGCGTCGGCGTCGACCACGGAAATCGAAACCACCTCGCGGACCGCCATGATGGCGGCGTTCTGGGCATCCGAATCGAGCTCGGAGCGCTTCCAACTTACGACCTCCCACAAATACGGGTCGTGCCGATGCCACGCCCAAAGCACGAACGCGAACGGGTCGTTATAGCCGAGGTCTACGCCGAGCGCGAAAAAGCACTCTTTCCACGGCCTAGGTAGATCTGCGAGTGCTGCCTCGACATCCGGAAATGTGTCAGGTCGAAGTCGCTCGGGTGCGTAGAACAACCATTCCTGCGGAACCCGATTCACTGCATACACGAAGTTCGAGTCTTCGCGGACCCATCGGCCGAACGCTTCGCGTTGCATGATGGGGCTGTCGATGGGTGCGACATCTGGCCCCCCATAGAGCTGCTGTAGGGCAAGTATCCCCTTGGTCCACCTGGCACCCTGAATGGCGGCCGGCATCTCAGGCTCGCTGTGCGGCCCCGAGACGACGTCATCGTTCGCCCCCCATACAACCCGCCACCCATCCTCAAAACGCTTGCCACGGCCCCAGTATGGATTTTGTAGTAGGTTCCAATGGGACACCGACCAGCCGGGTAGACGCCGCTCAGGCTCTGGCCGGGTGACTGACCAAAAAAGGCCGTTCATTTGCCTGGACGGTGTGCCCGCCAGTCTCAGCATGCCGCCGAAATCCAAAAGCGCCGGCATGAACACTTCGCGGATGGGCAATTCCAGCCTGGGTGGAATTTTCTGGGCTTCATCCCAAACGACCTTGTGATAGGCGCCACCTAGACGCTTGCGCAGCTCCACTTCATCGTCTGCACCGACCAGATAGAGCCATGCGTCAGTGGCCCTAAAATGCGCTGAGAGTTTGGCCCTGTTCAGGTCAACGTCCAAATTGAGCCGCTGGACTAAACTCGCGATTCCGTCGCCACGATTGCCCCACCATGCCAGTCGTTCGGCCTCGCCTCGAGTCGAGTTGAGATACAGGAGTTGGGCGCCCGGGATAGTCAAACCATCGCGAGCTAGGTCTCTTACCTCGCCGCGGGTTTTGCCGGCACGACGACCGCAGATGGCGGCACTGAGTTGGGCTCGGCCATTAAAAAACCCGCGCTGTTCGGCGAACCATTCATCCGTTAATGCGGACGTCGCGTTGCCGCCCTGAACTTGGGTGACCGGTTTGAGCTTGGCCCTGAGTGTGGCCTCTAACCGAGCGTTCACCCTTCTGAGGGTACGCTGACGGTCGGTGCTGGTCCATCGGGAACCGGAATGACCTCGATGGGCGGGGGGTCGGCGGGAATTAGATCTCGCACGGCAAGCGTTCCGAGCTCGGCTCTGGCTTGGGCTTCCTCGAGGGTTGCCCGCCGCATGGCGAGATGCGCACGCTGTAACTGGCGAGCGGCTCGTTTCCATTCACGATAGAGTCGGGCCTCTTCGGTTCCGTTTTCGATTCCACCGGTCTGTCCAAACTCTTCGTCCTGAACGCTCATTGCATGACTCTATCGGCAATATAGGACACGTTATGCAACGGGATACGGCGACGTTCGTTGCCGAATGACAACGTCACCATACCGCCTTCGATGTGCACACCGATATGCGGATGCTTGGTTCGCGCCCACGATTGGATGTCACCATGGCGTCCGCAACTGATTGGGTCCCGGAATCGGATGTAATCCAGCCCCGGATCTGATGGCTCCGCTCTGAACTGTGGCTCGGCCTGTGAGGGCGCGCTTTTGAAGTCAGGCTTGGGCGCTGAGGTTTGAATATCCATGTCAGCGATGAGTTCTCTCAGGGCATCCTCGGTGCGCGTTCGACAGCCACCTCCCTCGTGATTCACATGGCAGATAACACCGGCAATGCCCGCCGGCTTATCGTAGGCCACTGTGAATCGCGCGGCACCACATTGCGGGCAATCGGTCGGCAGAGGATAACTACCGTCTTCGTTGCGCTTCGGCTGCTTACTACCGGCCGGATCTGGGACCACCGGAACGCCAAGGAGGGCAAGGAATTCCAGTCTATTCTCTGGTCGCTTGGTCGGAGTCGCCATCAGCATCCCTCGAGGTCGGTGTTTTCAGGAAAACGCGAGCGTGCGGTTGCTTCGGTTTCGTCCTCATGATCGCTCACGTCGATACCAAAATCTTTGGCCCCGCGGTCTAGGTCCTCTTGATTCTTGTAACAGCTATCCGGTAACGCGCCTTGGTTGAACCCTGACAGGGTGCGCGTCTGGGGTCGCATTTCAAGCAACCGACCATCGATGCCCATGATGTTGGAGCTCCTGGGCATATCGTGACATTTGCCGGCGATGTAACGTTCCTCGAGCATGACGAATACCGCTTCGCCATTATCGATTGCTAACGGGATCTCAGTGCCAGCGTTGCGCACGAACATCACGATATCGCCCTTGCATACAGCCAAGGGAATGACTTCGCCGGCAGCATTGATACGACCTGCGCCTGTCGCGACGACTTCGCCATACCGGAAGGGTGAATTGCGCTTGGCCATGGCTGGGATCAAAAGCCCACCGGATGACGTAGCGCCATCAGCGAACGGTTTGACGAGGACATTGTGATATAGCGGTTCGAGTTTCATGGGGTCATCATGCCTTGAGATATAGCTCGGGTTCGACCTTGATTGCATGCGGCCATTTAGGTTTCAGCCAACGAGCACTCGGCCCATCGAATAGGTAAGTGACGGTCGCGCATTCGTCGTCGAACCCTGCGGCATTCGCCAGCATCGTTGCGATAGACTGTCTACGGTGCTGATGTCGCACATTTATGTAGAGTAACGTCCGCCCGCACCCCACGGCAGAATAGGCGATCCATCCTAAGATTTCATGGTCCTCATCGGGATTACGGTCCTCATCGGGATCATAAGCAATGCGTACGACTGTGGCCGGATCGTCGAGCAGACGGTTCACAAGTAGATTAAGCCGTTTCCTGGCATCGGTTGCCCGATGACAGTGGTCGTTGTCGAGCACGCTCTCAACCCATGTCTTGCACACGTAACCCTGGTCATCGACGACCGCCGGGCGAGTCGCGAAGACCGACTTATCACGTGGCTCTTCGCTACTGAGCATCCTGAAACCGCTCGTTGTACAGCGCAATGACATCGTCATCGGTGAGCTCTTGTCTCACCGCCTCACGGTATTCGTCGTCGGAAAGCGGTGGCATCTCGCGGGCCATTCGTGCGTTCGCTCGATGCTCGGCCATGAGTCCAAGGATTGCTCGCGATGCTGACTCGCAAATCTTGGCCTGCGCCGTGAGACACACAGCCTCTTCTTTGGTCTGTGGCACGTGGTCGCGGAGGTAACGCATAAGCCGCCACGCCGTCGACAAAAGCTCTTTGGCGGCAGCGTCGAGCGGGTGACGCGGAATCTGAATGCCGTTGATCACCGGCACCTCGAGCTCCACAATTTGCCCCTTGCCTGCCACGGCGACGCTCAGTACTTCATGGCTTTCTTGCCACCGCTTTTCATCGGCGGCTTCGTTCCAGAGCGCTTCGCGAACTGACCCATCGTCCCATGACCACCTCCGGTTGAGGCAGTCTGCATGTGCATTCCGCCGGCGTGGGCACCGGGGATCGGTCCGTTAGGACTTCGTGCATGGAGCGGCTTGTGTTCGTACGCGGCGACTTCCATTTCCGTCGGCAATGATGCCTCGATGTCCTCGCCATAGATCTCGTTGTTCCGCATCTCGTGGTCCTGACGATGTTCGCAAACCTTGGCGAGCTCTTCGTGGGCCTGGGATGCGAGGTTTGAGATCTTGATATTCGCCATACTCCGAGCCTGTCACGAACGCCTGCGCTTTGTCAAACTCCGCTCAGTTGTCGTTCTCGGTCGCAATTCCGTGACCCCGTTGCGTATTCGCCATTTCGCTCGTGCCTTGCTGAACCGGCTCGGCCGGTTTGCGAGCGTGCATCGTTCCGCGAACGATGGGCCTGTATGCGTTATATGCTCGGCTGGGTCGGTCCTCGGCGCCATTCCAGGACCGCGCCCCAGCGACCCACTCAGGTGGCGACTTGGCTTTCTCGAGCAGCGGATTCGCTTGACTCACGCCGCGATTGTCGGTCGGCTCTTTCGTGGCCTCGTCGTCGAGATAATCGTCATCGTCCTCGGTGGAATTGAAGCCGACAACGGTATTGCGTGGTCGAGGTTTGATCTTGACTTGCTTGGCCATTAGCGAGCTCCTCGTCGAGACATGCTGTACGCGCCATGGGTCCCCATGTCCATTCGGCTTGCGGTGTGTTTGCGAAATCCTCGACCGCCAAATGCGCCGGATTCTTCCTGGCCCATGTTCCTGAACCTGTCGAGTCGTGTGGGGGGCGGAGCGCCGCCGCCCATTGGCGAAACAACTGCACCGCCTGCGTATCGACGAGACCCAGAAACAACTCCGCCTTTGGCCATCGGTTGAGCTCCAAGCTGCGCCATCGAACGAACGTTGGACGTTATCGGACCGCTCTGGCCGAGGCCGCTCCAAGCCGAGCCGAGGCCCTTCGCAAGAATTTGACCGCGAGCCGCTTTGTCGCGAGCCGCTTTGTCGCCGGTGACAATGCCACCGGCGGCCATTCGTCTGCGTTTCTTATCGGCCATCACGAACTCCTTGGCGACTGCGACCGAAGGGCCCTTGATTTTGTCGGGCCTGAAGCCATGAGCAACCGCTCGCATGAGCTTGGCTTGCTTGGCTGATTTGCTCGGCACGCAACGAGGCTACCACGAGCGCGTGGCAAAATGCCAGCCCCCCGGCTCACCCGACGGGATTGTGCTTTTCACAGACGGCATGCGCCCAATCTTCGTCCAAGTCTCGTCGTGAGTTTGGTCGCGCGATATTTTGCCCGAGGGCAGAAACTATCTCGTGAGCCCACACTGCGAACTCTTCGCGTTCGGCGGCAGCCCATGATTTTGCAGCAGGCAATGCGGCCACTTTGGGCCGACATAACTCGGTCGCTTCCCGAATCTCAGCCACTGATGGCAAAAATCGCGAGGTCTTCACGAGATGCGCAATACCACGCAAGACATCGTCAATGCCCATATCGCGAATACCAGCGCAGTAGACTTCACAACTCGGTTCGGCGTGCTCCGGTCGCATTGCTCTTGGCCAACCAGCACAGAGCATGCCGAATATCTTGCGGGCTTGGACTTCAGTCATATTCGCCCCCCAGCGCTTTGGCTGCGTCGCGGAACCATTCGGGTTCGGTTAACGTATCACGCTCTTGCTGTTCGAGTGCTGCTGTTTTCGCTCGCATGACATCGAACCCGTTTGCGTGTTTCTCCGGCAGAAACGATCGCAACGGACCCGCAAGGCACCGAGACCGGAAGGTCGCATCCCAGTTTCGCATTGACTTGCCAGTGCCTCGCCAGTAGGCGCGAAACTCTTCGACGAATCGCGAGATGCCCGAGGCGTCTTCCAGGCCGCGCTTGCGCAGGATGTTGAGCTCATGCGGCCTGGGGGTCCAGGTGTCGGGCAGTCGCTTGCCCCGCCCCTCCGAAGCTTCCGGGTCCGGCTTCTCTGGCTTCTGGGCTGAATCAGAATCCGCCTCGGAACCCTTCCGCATGCTCGAGCCGCGCTTTGGCGGCGAGTTTTTTCTCTCCCCCTCACACTCCCCCTCTCTCGTGCTCTTCTCCGGAGCCTCAAGCTCTATTCCGGAAGAACCAGAACCAGAACCAGAACCAGAACCAGAGCGCTGGACATTTTCCAACGACCGCTGGTCGCTGGTCCCCATCGGTCCACCAGCGACCGCTGGTGATTTGCTGGATAACCCATCGGATTTGTTAGGCACCATCCGGCCACGGGAATCACGAGCGGCACCAGCGGCGCGAGAGCGTCCAGCCAGCGACTTTTGGCTCTTGTTCTCGAGGTACCATTCGACCCGTCCAGCGGCCCCCTTGATCCGGAGATGCGAACAATCACCGTGAACCTTATTCGTGCATTTGAGGATCTCGCCTAACTCCGCATAGGCGATCCGCTCGGCCAAGCTCCCAAGACCGTCATCCTCACCGCCAACAAGCCGCGTCCTTGTCCACGGAGTCTCCTTGAGGAGCGCATTCACGATCCGAAAGGTCATGACGTCCGTTCCCCTCTCGGTGCACCACCGCCAGATCTGACACATGAGCCCCAGGGCGTGGTGTTTATCCGTCCCGAGCGCGTCACCTAACACCTCGTACCGTGGGTCGGAAAACGCCTCGCCGTAGACCGTTACGGTTGCGCCTCCCATGTTACGCCACCGTCCTGGCTGGCTGGCCTCGGAGCTGTCGTAACCACCTGAGGATTGTGGGCTTTGACACCCCCAGCCTTTTCGCCAATTTGCCCTGAGAGAGCCTCTCCGACAGCAGCACAGCGGCCAGGTAGCGCAGCTTCAGTTCGCGAATCGTCAAATTGTCTGGCAAGGTAATCATAAGTTTCCCAGTACCATATGCACCTGTGGACAGACAACTTTTGTATCCGAAATGTAGCGACCAAAATCCATGATTATCCGCTTGACACCACCGCCGACCATGGCTAGTATAGGGGTAAAGGAGATGACGACCATGACGAACATCGACGAATTGATCCTGCAACGTGCCGAATTTGCTAACGCTATGGCGGATACCGATCCAACAGCCTTTCCGGGCTCGCGCGCAGCGCGCGCGAGAAGCGAGGCAGAATCAATACTTGCGGCGTTCGACGCCGCACACCCAGAGGTGATCCGCGAAATTCGCGCCCGCAAGAGGGCAGGTATCACAGCGCGTACTATCCCGGCCGGTGGCAAATGACACCGCTGCGGCTGTACGTCGACGATCGGTACCCCGCGCACTGGATCGCTGAGCATGAGGGGGCGCTTTGGCGGTTCCCGGGCGAGAACGACGGCTGGTCGCGCCGCGTAGCTTACGGAGGTCGGGCCAGCCAGCTCCGCGAAGTCGGTGCGTACAATGGGGCCGGCACGGGCTGGCCCGGAAGTAAGATCCCAGCCAGCCCCAGCACGGGTAGCGCATAGACCGTGCGCTGGCGCGACGGGTACCAGTGCCCCAAGTGCGCTGGTACCGCCGAGCCCATGCGCCTCGGAACTCCGTTACAATCCGGACATGGACGAGATCGCCGAACTGCGTAAGCACCTCGCCAGACTTCAGCGAGAGCGCGACTCCAATCTCGCCGAGGCCATGGCCTATCGCACTGCGGCCAAAGAAGCGCTCGATGCGCTCAAGCTCGTACACATCCAGGTCCGCGACGGCGAACCGGTGACCAATGCCATCCGCCAACTACTCCTCGAGGTCACAAGACTGCGACCTATCGAGCAGGCCGGCCGGGAATGGGCAAAATCCCCATTCGGGCCCAAGGCGCCTGCGCTAGTAGCTGCCCTTGACTCGGCCGGAAAATAATCATGATTATCCGCTTGACACCACCAACGCACGTCGCTAGTATATAGATACAAGGAGATATGAACATGTCGAATCAAGCAGTTACCGGCCTCACGACGACCTACCCCTACGAGGCTACCAGCCCCGGAGTCGCTCGCCACCAGTGCGACGAGTGCGGCGGCTGGGAACGGTCGGACAAAGGCCAGATTCGGCACGGCAAGCGTTGCGAAAGCCGTCCGCAGGCGAAGGTGCCTGCCGCGCAACTCACCCGCGAGATCAACGAGGCGGTTCGCGATCAGGAACTGAAAACGTTCGCCGCCAACGTCCGTCGCACGGGACTCACCAAGGGGCGCGATCAAGACACGCTTGACGCGGTCCACAAGGGCTATCTCTCGGTCGACGACGCGATGAACACCGACGACTGATTTCGACCAGCACTCAACCTGACCGCAACAAAGGAATCCGCCATGAGCCAACCTGCTACCACCAAGATCGCGACCGCCTACAACCCCGATCAGGTGCCGGGCACACGGCGCCTGATCTCGATTTGTCGTGACAACACGTCCGCCAAAGCAAACCGCGACCACGGGCGGTTCGTCGCGTCCGAGATCAAGAACGGCGCGTGCGTCTGGAGCACGCGCCGTTGCACCGAGCAGGCCGCGATCGATCATGCGATCGCCTTGGGCTACACCGACGTTGTGCGAGAGAGCTAGATCGTGTCCGGTCTGGCGGACAAGTTTCCCGAGTCGCTGCCAGAATTTCAGCGCCTGTTTCCGGATGATCTGGCGTGCGCTCGCTACTTGGAGTCCGTGCGCTGGCGCGACGGCTTCGTGTGTCCCAGGTGCGCTGGTACCGCCGAGCCCATGCGCCTCGGGCGACCGCACCTCCTGCGGTGCCGCAACTGCAAGCGCGACATCTCGCTCACGGTTGGCACGATCATGGACCGCACGCACCTGCCGCTCTCGACGTGGTTCTGGGCGG